AATACAAGTTATCCTTGCCCTCAAGGTGGTGCAGGTTCTTATCAATTAATAAATTTAGCGTAGGAGAAATTATGAGATATGTAAAAGTAGAAGATGGTAAAGTTACAAAAACTATAGACAACCTAGGCAAAGAATATCCAACTACTTGTTTTCCAGCAGGTGGACCAAATTCAGATTGGCTTTCAGGTGAAAAGTTAGTGGTTGTTACAGAAGTAAAGTTTAGTGACTCAAGAGATAAAGTTGAAAATGTAGATCCTTTTTTAGATGATGGTAAATGGTACACACAAAAAGTAACACCTTATGTAGCACCAACTATTACTACAGACGAAAAGTGGGAAATGATTAGAAACGATAGAAATGATAGGTTGCGTAGATGTGATTATATTTTTTGTGATGACGCACCTAGTTCTGTTACATCTAAATTAGATGATTGGAAAACTTACAGACAATCTTTAAGAGATATAACAAAACAATCAGATCCAGATAAAATTAGCTGGCCTTCAGAACCTAGCTCATAAGGTAATACCTTATGCTTAGGGAAGTCAAAATTGCAGCAGGTATAAATAAACAAGTTACACCTACAGGAGCACAAGGTAAGTGGATAGACTGCGATAATGTTCGATTTAGATATGGATACCCAGAAAAAATAGGAGGATGGGAACAAGTTACTACTAGCACTTTAGTTGGTGTTACTAGAGCCATGCACATTTGGGCAGATAAATTAGGTCGTAGATTTATAGCCATAGGCACTAACAAGGCTTTATTTATTTATTACGATGGTGCATATTATGATGTTACACCTCTAGACACAGCAATAACTTCTTGCACTTTTACATCTTCAAATAATTCATCAACTGTTACAATAAATAAAGCAGGACATGGTTTAGTAGAGGGAGATTTATTTTTATTTAGTAGCGTAACTTTACCAGGTGGTGGAGTGACTGGATATACTGCTAGTAATTTTACCACTAACACTTTTCAAGTAATTACTGCTGAATCAGATACTTTTACTGTAACTATGGCAAGTGTCGAATCAGGCACCGGAATGACTGCTGCTGGATCAGTTACTGTCACACCTTACTTTGATATAGGCGATGCTTTACAAGTTGCTGGTTATGGTTGGGGAACAGGTAGATATGGTGGTGAGGCTTTTCCATTAGCAACTAGCACTTTAAATGGAGCATTATTAAACGATTCAAACGGAACTGGTGGATCAGGCACAACAATAGCTTTAGCTTCTACAGCTAATTTTTCTGCAACAGGTGGAACTATAAAAGTAGACAATGAATTAATAACATACACCGGTGTTAGTGGTAGTAATTTAACTGGTATATCAAGAGGTGCATCTGGTACTTCAACAGCTGCACATAGTGATGCTACTACTGTAGAAGAGGCATCTGATTATTTTGGTTGGGGGGATGCAACTAATCAAGCTGTAACTATACTAGAACCTGGTAATTGGTCATTAGATAATTTTGGTGAAATACTTATAGGCACTGTTAGGAACAATAAATCTTTTCAATGGAATCCAGGTTCTGCATCTCCACTTACGACAAGAGCAACTGTAATAACAGGAGCTCCAGAAAAAAGTGTTATGACATTAGTTTCTGATAGAGATAGACATTTAATACATTTAGGTACGGAGCCAACTATAGCCAGTGGCACCCAAGATAAAATGTTTATTCGTTTTTCAGATCAAGAAAGCTTATCTGATTATACTCCTACATCTACAAATACGGCAGGAACATTTAGAATAGACAACGGAACAAAAATAGTAGGTGGTGTAAATGCTGGTTCTTACAATTTAATACTTACTAATACAGCAGCTTATACTATGAGATTTATAGGACCACCTTTTACTTTTGGTATAGAACAAGTAGGTGCGAACTGTGGTTTAATATCACAGCATGGAGTAGTTGCTGTAAATGGTGTTGTATATTGGATGGGTCAAGCAGGTGGTTTTTATTTATTTGATGGTACAGTAAAAAAAATACCTTGTTCAGTAGAAGATTTTGTATTTACAACTATAGACGATGGAGACTTAGGTTTAAACTTTGATGCCTCAGATGTCATATTTGCAGGTTATAATTCTTTGTTTGGAGAGATAAACTGGTTTTACCCAAAAGCAGGATCTTTGCAAATAGATAGAGTTGTTACTTATAATTACTTAGAACAAGTTTGGACTATAGGATCTTTAGCTAGAACAAGTTATTATGACAAAACTATTTTTGATAATCCTTATGCTAGTTCATTTGATAGTTCTGCTGTGCCTAATTTTCCTAATATTCAAGGTGTTACAAATGTAAATGGTGCTAGCACATTATATCAACACGAAAAAGGTAATAATCAAGTAAATAATAATGCTACAACTCCTATAATAGGTAGCATACAAAGTGGGGATTTTGAAGTTAATGCTCCTGATACAGGCACTGGAGAATTTTTTATAAAAGTAAGAAGATTTGTACCTGATTTTAGAGCCCTTACTGGCAACGCACAAGTTACAATAAATTTAAAAGATTTTCCTAGTGATCAAGAGGCTAGCAGCAGTTTAGGACCTTTTACAATAAATAGCTCTACTCAAAAAGTTGATACTAGAGCTAGAGGCAGAGCAGCCAATCTTAAAATAGAAAATACTGCAACAGATGAGACTTGGCGTTATGGAACATTCAAAGCTGATACACAAATAGATGGTAGGCGTTAATGAATGGATATAAAAAATATTGTAAGTATAGATAACGAAAACATATGGAAAAGTGACCACACATCTAATCCATATGCTATGGTTTTAAATGCAAAAAAAATATGGCGATTTACTAAAAACGAATGGCCAGAACAGTATAGGTTTTACTCTGAGATGATTAAAGAGAATGCTGTCGATTTTAAATGGGGATTACATAAGCAAAAATCTTTTAAAATATTAACCATAAAAGAATACTGTTATTTTATGTCACCACCTGATATAATATATAGAGCTATTAGAAAAGAACCTGATAAAAAGAAAGGCAAACGTAAATGAAAAAAGCCAAAAATAAAATCAAAAAAGTTGTTACTGCTTTAAAAAAAGCATCAAGAACTCATGCTAAACAAGCAAAAACATTACAAGGAGCAATAAGTGGCAGATCCAAGAAAAGGAACAGGTAAAAAACCTAAAGGTACAGGTCGTAGATTATATACTGATGAAAACCCTAAAGACACAGTACGAATAAAGTTTGCTACACCAGCTGATGCTAGAGCTACTGTTGCAAAAGTAAAAAAAATATCAAAACCTTACGCTAGAAAAATACAAATTCTTACTGTAATGGAACAACGTGCTAAGGTTATGGGTAAAACTCAAGTAGTTTCTATTGCAAAAAAAGGCAAAGAAGCTATAAAAAGACAGTTTAAAAAAGCCTAAAGTGCAAATTAAATTAGAAAACAACAATTATGAGGACACTTTAAATTTACAAAGAAAATATCCTACTGTTGTTATTGATGATTTTTTTCAAAACCCAGACATAATTAGAAAATACGCTTTATCTTTACCTTACGAAAAAGCTGTTGATGGAAGATGGCCTGGTAAAAGATCACCTTTATTACATACCATAAACGAAAAACTTGTTTACTCAATAGCAAAAAAAATGCTTAGTGTTTATTATGATTTAAGCACAGAAATTTATTGGCACAGTATACAGATGGCTTTTCAAAAAATAAAACCTTATTCAAAAGATAAAAATAGTAATTTAAACAAAGGTTGGATTCATACCGATGGTGTAAGAACTTTAGCGGGAGTAGTATATTTAACACCTAGTGTAGAAATAGATGCAGGCACATCAATATTTAAAATAAAAAGTAAACACGTTGATTATGATATTAAAAAACAACAAACAGTTAAAGATAAATTATACAAAGATAACTCATGTGATATGAACGAATACAATAAAGAGATAAATAATTTATACGATAAATTTAATAAAGTCACAGAAGTTAAAAATATTTACAATAGATGTATTCTTTATGATGCTCACGAATATCACACAGGGACTAATTACTTTACTAATGATAAAGAAAGATTATCATTAGTTTTTTTCTTTACTAATTTGACTTCAAGCATACCACCGAAGGATAGAATTATGTACTTTGACAAAGAAATAGAGTACGATATAATGAATTGTAAAAAAAATGGCAAAGATAGTAACAACCATACCTGATCCCAAATCAGAATACACTGTTGAAAATCAAAGATTAATAAACTTAGCTTTAAATCAAATAATATCTAAATTAAATACATCTTATCAAGAAGATTTAAAATCAGAACAACAGGCTTTTGAATATTTTTTATCATGACAATTAGGTACAAAAATCAAGGTTTTAAACAAACTGGCACAGGTAAAACTACAGTATTTACATGTCCTAGCGATGCAACAGTTATTGTTAAAAGTATTTATTGTGCTAACAATGATGCTTCATCAGCTATTTTAGTTAATATGAATATGGTTGATTCGTCTGATTCAAGCACTGAATATGAATTTTTTAGGGATGACGTACCAGCTAAATCTCAGGTAAATGCTTCACCACAAGGTTTAAATTTAGAAGCAGGTGATGCTATTACTGTGCAGGCAGCCACAGGTAGTGGTAAGATACAAGGTCTAATAAGCTATGCTTTAATTGATCGATTCTTGCAAAACGGATAATGCAAATACACCACGCTATTTTTAAAATAGACAAAAGTTTACCTGCGCAATATTGTAAACAATTAATTAATTACATAGATGAAAAAGCTGTCACAAAAGCAAGCGTATTAATTGGTGGTAAAAATGTAGTAGATACTAAACAAAGAAATGTTTTTGATTATGGTTTAGATAAAGACAATCCAGAAGATGTTGTGCATAGTAAAATTTTAATGCAGAAAATGAAAGAGGCTTTAGATAAATATGTGCAAACTTTTAATTACCTAAGAGAGGCTAGTCCACAAACTATAAATTTATTAAAGTATAAAAAAGGTAATTTTTACAGTCCACATATTGACGCTTTTCATACTGTAAACAGACAACTATCTTTTATCTTTTGTTTAAATAATAATTATGATGGAGGTGAGTTATTTTTTTATCATCCTATTACAAAAAAACCCTATTCTCAAGCTCATTTAAATGAAGGAGATTTAATTATGTTTCCAAGTAATTTTTTATATCCTCATCAAGTTAGTCCTATAAAAAAAGGTATTAGATATAGTGTGGTTGCTTGGTATAGTTAATACTTGATTTATTCTAATATTTATAGGATATTATTTTAATGAAAAAAATAAAATGTGAATCACAAGAAACATATAGAAACATTAAAACAAATTTTAAGTATGAGTCTAAAGAACATGCTGACAAAGATGTTGCAGATCCTACTACTGATACAAAAAAAGAACACATAGCCGTTGATGTAAATATTATAGTACCAAAAGAAGTTTTTTCTTTAGTCAGTAAAACCAAAGATGAAAATTAAATACGACAGGTTTTACTACAATCCTTTACCAGAAGAATTGATGATAGGAGTGAGTTCTACTCATGGACATGGTGTTTTTGCTGCACAAGACATTCCAAAAAAATATGACTTAGGTATGAGTCACATTAAAATACCTATAATACATGGATATGTTAGAACACCTATGGGAGGTTTTTTAAATCATAGCGAGGAACCTAATTGTCGTTTGTTTATTGATTTAGATTGGGATGATTATTTGGTGTATAAAGTAATGACTATAAGCAGGATTAAAAAAGGTCAAGAGTTATTATTAGAGTATGGTGCATGACTCCTTTAGGTGGCACAGAAATACAACACAGATTTTTATCTCATTATGTTGATGATCATTTATTGGATAACTTTCAAATATGCACATCAATACCTGGTAAAGTAGAATTAAGTAAAGATAAGATAAATATACTCTGGCAAAAAAATAGTCACGATCAACCTAACATATATCCCTGGTTTGAAGATAAAACAAATCATAAAAAATTTGATTGGTATATTTTTAACAGTCATTGGAATTATGAAAAATATAGATATAGATTTGATATACCAACACACAAATGTCATGTAATTAAAAATGGTGTAAATAATTTTCCTACGCTTTCACCTTTTAAAAAAGGTGATATGGTGCGTATGTTATTTCATGTAACACCATGGAGGGGTCTTAATGTTTTGTTAGGTGCTATGAGTTTATTGAAAGACTGTAACGTGCATGTAGATGTCTTTAGTAGTTGTAAAATTTATGGTGATGAATTTGAAAAAGAAAACAACAATAGGTTTGAACCATTATATGAACAAGCTAGAAAATTAGAAAACGTAACTTACATAGGTTATAAAGAACATTCTTTTATACAAAAATATATATATCGTTATCATATGTTTGCATATCCTAGTATTTGGGAGGAGACAAGTTGTAATGCAGCTCTTGAATCAATGGCTGCTGGATTATATTGTATAGTAACAAATTATGGTGCATTGTATGAAACTTGTTCTGAGTTTCCTGTATATGTTACCTATGAAAAAGATACGAAAAGACTTGCTAGTAAATTTGCATCTGCAATACGACAAGCAGTAAACACGATACACGAGCCAGAGGTGTTTGAACATTTGCAAATGCAACAAAACTTTGTTAAAAAATTTTATAGTTGGGATAAGAAAAAAATAGAGTGGACTAATTTTTTACAGGGTGCTCTGCATGCAAAACGTTAAATTATTTGTAGCTACGCCTGTGCATAGTAATGTTTCTATACATTATTTGCAAACTGTAATTATGTTACAGAAAAAATGTTATGAAAAAAATATAGAGTTTACTTTACAAACTATGAAGTGTTCTCTTGTTACTAATGGTAGAAATATATGTGTATCTGATTTTATGAACTCTGATTGCACTCATATGCTTTTTTTAGATAGTGATATACAAATAGAAGCAGAGTCTATTATAACTATGATAGAAAAAAATAAAGAGCTGTTATGTATACCATATCCTTTAAAAACTGTTAAATTTGATAAAATGTATGAAATACAAAAATTAAGACCAGATTTTAATTTAGAGCAAATGAGTATGGCTGGTAATGTGTATCCAGTAAGATTAGCCG